GCCCGTGCGAAGTTCTGAGCCACAACGCTCAAAGGCTTCTTCCACGACCTCAGAGAGATCGAGGTTGAATACAGCGGTGCCTGAAGTTGCCATTTAGCGGAACCTTGCAGTTTTCTTGGCGATGGCCTTGGGTTGGGCTACGAACTGCTTGCCGGAGGCTTTGCCTGCTCGTTTTGCTCGGGTTGAGGCGGCGTATTCTTGGGGGGAAAGACTTTTGATCGCAGCCTCTGGAAGATACCTTTCACCCGTGTCAGAAGATCGTTTACCACTTTTCGTCCTCCATTTCTGAGCGGTCCAGTCCTTCAAGGATTGTTGCGGCTTCTTAGTCACGATAGCCGCCGCCCTTTTCCTTGTACTTCTTCGCCAGGAGTTGAGCCTTGCGGGCGCTCCACTGCCCTGCCGCAGTACCTTGAACAGCCTGCCCTTTGATCTTTTCAAAGAGCGACTTACGCATCCCGGGCTTGGTGTAGTTGCCCGCCGCGTTTACCTTGGATTTGGCCTGCCCGCCCTCGGCATATTCCGTGAAATCCGTGTTGTCACGGCGCTGTTTAACCGTGCCCTTGGGCATCTTTGCGGGGTTGATGCAACCCATTCCACGGGAGGCGCGCATGTCAGTACATCTTCCCTTTGGTCTTGCCGCGCTTGGCGCACCCATCAGCACGCGAAGATGCGGTCACTTTGCCGCCCTTGCTGTAATTTGGGCTAAATTCTTCTCGGCGCGGGCGATACGAACGCATGGCATTTTCCATGCGAAATCTCTCCACAGCCTCAGGTTTAAATCTTGCCGTAGTTCCCTTGCCAGTTTGTTGATCAATGTTTTCTGTAAATCTCGTATCTGATAGCGTGGTGCCTGGACGACGCGGCTGATAAGCAGACATATCTGGCGGCTCGGCTGCTCGGATTTGCGCAGCAGTTGCACCACCAACTCCGGTACTGCGAGCGCCGCCGCGTACAGAAGAAAGATCGGGCGCCTTTGCCTTGGGCTGCGCGTACTCTTTCTTGTACTGCTTGCCATTCCAAGTGAAAGTGGACCCGTCTTTGGCGCTTTTAAACGCTTCGGCAAAGGTCTGCTTCTTTTCAGGCTTCGGGGCTTCGGCGGCCTTCATCTCCTCAATCTCTTTGCCGAGATTGCGAGTCTTAGATTCCTTGATGTCACCCTCTTCGTCGCGTGCTGCGCTAAACGGGTCTACATCATCGCCCTGGAATGGATTGCGTGCCATGTTTACACCATCTTTCCGCGAGTCTTGCCCTTCTTGCAGCAGCCGTCTGCCGCCCGGGTATAACCACCAGCCGCCATCTTTTTCGGGGAAGGAAGATCGCCGGGCATCAAGTCGCGGGGCAATTTCTCACCCTTGGGCGTCTTGGTCTTGCCCATCTTCTCGACGGTGAAGACATCACGGTCTGCGCGTTCTTCTATCCGCTTCATTTCAGCGGCGGTGGGGGGGACGATCAGTCCCCGTCCTGCTCCTGCTTCAGCCATGATCAGCACTTCCCGGCTTTGCCGCCCTTGGACATCTTCACTTCCATGCCACGGGTTTTGCCGCGTTGAGCGATGCCATCTGCCTGCTTGTGACCTGCTGCCAGACCACCTGCGGCCATCTTGATTTCCATGCCGCGAGTCTTGCCACGCTGGGCAATACCATCGGCTTGCTTGTGACCGGCAGCGAGACCGCCGTGAGCCATCTTATTGACGGCACCACCTTGCTTGTATTTACGAGACTCAGGAGTAGGAGGCATTTCCATTTCGCCAAAAGCGATATTTCCTTCCTCCTCTGCCTGCATACTCATTCTTGGCTTGCCGCGCGCTGCGGAAAGGCCGCCCATAGCCATTTTCTTCATGCCCTTCATTTCGGACATCTCATGCTTGATCATGGACTTGGGAGCGCCCTTCTTCTTCATAAAGGCCAACTCTTTACCAACCATCTTCTTGGATTCCATCTCGCCACCTCCGGCAAATTTGCGGCCTTTGTCGGCCTTCAAGAACTCTTCCCCAACGGATTGGGGCACTCCTGCTTTCTTGGCGAACTTGGGGTTGTTAGCCACCGCCGCCATGAACCTGTGTTGTTTACCGCTTGTGCTTGGCATGTCAACAGTTCCACGCTCTCAAGGATTTGTTAATCCTCGAATTCGGATCGTTTGCGGTTTTTGCGCTCGTCAACTTTTTCTTCATCCCTTTCATACGGGCGCAGAAAGAGTCGCGGCGTGGACCGCCCTCCGGCTGTGGTGCCTTCAGTCCCGGCTTCCCTGGATTCGCGGCGTTGTAGGAGGCTCGCCCCTTGGCGTTCAAGCCGCCCTTGGGATTCTTTCCTTCCGCTCGTTGCCATGCTGGGGACTTAGCCATAGAACACCGTAGCAGCGGTGCCGGTGCCGTTGGTCACATAGATGCCGGTCTCAGCAAGGATGCCCTCGCCAGGGAACAGCATGTACAGCGATCCTGCGGCAGCAGCCGGTGTAAACGAGAACAGCGTAGCCCCACCGTTGCCATCCGTGATCGAGATGTTCCCGGCAGACGAGGTGTGGGTCAGCGCAAGCGCCTTGATACGGGCACGAAACGACGTGACAGCCGTACTGGTTGCCGCCGCCGCTGTACCCGATTTAACGTCGGTTTGCATCATGGTGATGCGCTCCTATGCGTTAGGCTGCACTGACGACGATAACACCATACGTTGCCGCAGCAGCATCAACGGGGCTGGCCGTGATATTGCTTGCGCGGATAGTAACCGTGTCAGCGGCGGAAACAAAAGCGTTGAACACCAGACCGGCGGTCGGTGCAGCGGGCAGTGCCATCATCACTTCATCACCAACAGCAGCACCGGTCACAGTGATCGTCAGATCGGCCTGCGAAACAGCGGAGATGGAGGGGAAGTTGAGCGACGCGGAGGCCGTCAGGATTTTGCTCACCGTTGCGCCAGAGCCAGCAATAAAACCATTGGTGGAAACAACTGGGCCGGAGAAGGTAGTGCGTGCCATTTATGGCTCCTCAATTGCGCTTGCTGTCTGTGAGGTCAGTCCGCCAAGCCGGTCAGCAAGCAGGTTGGAATCTTGGGACTGACGATGTTGTATCACGGGGCGATGTCGGGGTCAACGAGTTTGTTGGACTTTTTGAGGTTCTCCGCCTGAGTGATGACCCGTAGATTCCACGGCACATGCAAGCCACAGACCTCTGGACTGATCAACGGCACGATGTGGTCCACGACATACCGTTCTCCGGTCACCTGCGTTAGACGAACTGCTTGGACATACAACTGCCGCATGGCAGCGCGTTCTTCTTTGGTTATCCACGGAGGAGTAGCGTTTCTATGCCGCCGCTTACGGACATTGTTCAACGTGTTGTAGTACTCAGGATTTGTGCGCTTGTGTTTGTCCTTGTAGCGCCGTTTTTCTTGCTCAGGGCGTGCGTTGGCCCGAGCAATAACGGTGTCTTTGTTCCGTTCGTAGTATTCGCGCTTGGCTTTCTGCCCGGCTTCCGACTGGTTGTACTGGCGGAAGTATTCGGCACGGGTCTGGTTGCCCTTCTCCCACTCCACCTTCAGGCACTCGACGCAGGCTCCTTTGGTTTTGCGCGGGGCGATATGGCCATGCTTGCATGGCTCCCCGGTGAAGTAGTGGGTGGCCCCGGTTGCCTTGGCTTCGGCGCGGGTCTTGGGTAGGTTGGTGGTGTCCATGTGGGCTCCTGATATACGACACGGGTAATCATAGCCCAAAGAAAAGGGAGGCGCAAGCCCCCCTTTTCAACACCGTTTTGGTATCAGGCTCCGGGGGAACCGAAGATGCCGAGCGGGTCAGAGACGCCAAACGAGTAACGCTCGCGGGCCTTATAACGAGCATTCCCAGTGTCGAAGTCTCCGTCCATTGAAGTACTCATGGGAGTACGGATGAAGTGCTTCAGACCGTTGGGCACGTCCGTGGTCAGGAACCAAGCGTTCGTGTCAGTCAACCAGTGGTTGATCGTGTAACCCTCGGGGATCGAACCGTTGTTCTTCAACGCGTTGATGTCGTTGTCGGCGGTCGCCACGCGGAGTTCGGTCTCCAGCAGACGGGTCGCAACGAATTGCAGTGAAGGCGGAACGATCAGTTTCCGGGGCTTGGCAGCGATCAGCAGACCACGTTCGTCCGTCCACGCCGCGATCTGGATCACGGCGTTTTCAAGGGACGTTTCGTTGAGGTCAGCACCCACGGTCGGGCGGTTGCTGTTGGTGCCACCAGAGATCAGCGGATGCGCCGTCGAGAACAGGCTCACGCCGTCGCCGTAGGTGACGCCGGAGTTGAAGCCTTGGTTCAGGATGGCCGCAGCCTTGACCTGCTTGGTGTAAGCCATAGCACGGGCCAGAGCCTTGGTGTAACGGGCCGACAGAGAGTCGTACAGGTTGTCTTCCATCGCCTCTTCGGTGATGGAGAAACCCATAGCGATGGTCTCGTGGTTGTACCGTGCAGTCCAGGCTTCTTGCGCGTTGTCATACGCAATGGCTTGGCCTTCAGGCTTAACCGGGGCGGCAGAGAAACCAGCCAGTTTGGTTTCTTCTTCGAACGAACGCTCGGAAGTCTCGGTTTCGTAGATTTCCTTGTGTTCTTCGCCGTAACGCTTGTACTCCATGCCAAACAGGGCATTAAGACCCGGCAGGAGTTCCTTCAGTAGTTGGGCACGAGAAATTGCCATTTTGAGTTACTCCTTAGATGCCGGTTGCAAAGGCATACGAGTGATAACCCTGGTTCCACTTCACCAACACTTCGGGGAAGCCCACGAAGGTCAGAGCAGAATCAGCGGCCAGCGTGATCGCGCTCGACACCGTGAGGGTCGTGCTGTTCACGTTTGTCACCGTGATGAAGTTACCGGCCAGAGAGCCAGTGCCTGTGGCGCAGATCAACTGCATACCGGCTTGCAGGCCAGTCACAGCGGCGGTCAGCGTCACCGTGGCGCTAGAGCCGGAGGTGCTGCCGGTGCCCGTGAGGGTAACAGCAGTGTCAGGCACCAGACCCACAATACGGAACGGCAGGGCCGTGGCAACAGCCACGTTACCGGTACCGTTGCTAGGCTGATCACCAGACACACCCATCGCGGAGTTGCCCGTGGAGGTGCTACCGGCGGTGCCCGTCACGCAGTACACGTTGTTGCCAACGAAACTTTGTGCGGCATAGCCAACAGTGGTGGCGGTGTTGCTCAGACCTGCGGAGGGCTGACCAATCATCACTGCTTTAAACACTGCACGATCATCATCCACCACGTAGGCCACGATGTCGTTTGCCAAGATGCTACCGGGGTAGTACTGGGCGAACAACTTCTGACCCGTCGAGGGGTTGGTGTACGAGCAGCCCACGAAGATACCAACCTGACCGGCGCGAGCGGTCGTCGTGGTCGAGGTGGTCATGCCGGTCACCACAGCAGTGCCATTGGCAATCAGTTCAACGAGATCGCCATTGAAAATGGCGGTGCCATAGTTCCGAGCAATCGGAAAATGGCGGATTGCGCCCGCATAGGGTAGGCCGTTCAGTTCATTGATCGGCTTGAAACCGTATGCGGCGTCAACAGAGGGGTAAGCCATGTTGGACTCCTAAGATGATTTAACCGCGTCCGAACTTCACCTCAGAGCGCCGCTCCTTGAAGACTGGCATCCGGGGATCGTTCTCGCGCATGAAGGCGTTGTCAACCGATTGCATCTGCCCATCAGTTTGACGCTGATAGTAGGTGTTGCGTTGGTCAACAAACTCTTTGGGTGTTTTGCAAAGCAAGAGTCCACCGATCTCGATGCTGTCTGGGAACCGGGGCTTTTCCCCAGTTGCCATGATCTGGACTTCGGGATGCTCAGAGGCTTTTACAGGCTCCCAACCTTCGCGGAGTTTTGCGGAAACGTGGCCTGGATCGGCAGTACCCAGGGTACTTACGCGAATCCAACGGAACTCATAATCCGGCTCCGGATTGGGGCTCGGCAGCAGTTCAGGAAGCATCCACTGCTTGGGACGCTCCATCTTTGCTCGGGTATCCAATTCACGGGGGGTACGTTCAGCCATTTTGTTTCCTCATTTCTTCCGCAACCGCACGGGCGTACTGCTCATTCGTCAGTCCGAGCCGCTTGGCGATGTTTACTTGGGACTTGGTCAGCACGATCTTTTTGGGCGCTGTGCTTCGGGTCGCAGGTGCCACGACAGACGATTTCCTTACCGGCTTCTCAGAGGTGAACGCATCCGGGAAGACCTGCCGCATCCGAGTATTGATGCGGTCATAGTATTCATCGCTGTTTGGACTTACCCCACTTTCCACAAGTTTTCGATGAACCGTCAGTGCAAGAGCAGTCATCTCGTCATCTTGTCCAAACCACGGATTGGCTTCTTGCCACGCAGAGGCTTTGGGATCAACGCGAACCGGCTCTTGCTGAACTGGTTGTGGTGCGGGTTGTACCGCAGGTTTTTCCTGTTGTAAAGGGGCGGGCTTGAAATTGTTTACCCGGTCTGCCTTGATTTTGGCGGTGGTAAGTTCTTCCTGGGCCGCAACAAGGGCGTCTGAATCTCCTGATTCATAGGCTTCCTTGTATCTGCGCTTGGCTTCAGACAGTTCGTTTTCAACGACTTTCTTGGCCTGCTCAAGCAGTACCTGCTGGGTCTGGCCCTGGGAACTTTGGAGTTTCTTGTTCTCCTCCATGAGTTGCTGGGCAAGACGCACAGCCTCTTCCCGCTCACGGAAAGCGGCCTCTTTTGCCCGTCGCTCTTCGTGATAACCCTTAGAGAAATGTTGGATGCGCTTCTTAACCCCGTCTGAATACTGGGCAAGTTCCTCATCCGTCACCTCCGAGGGAGGCTCCTTCATGGGCGCACGATCACGATCCTCTGGGGGAGTGTCGTCCACCACCTCAATCTCAGAATCTCCTTCAACTTCAAAGTCGATTTCATCCTGCTTCTTTTCCTCGGCCTTCTCGTCCGGGAACTTAAATGCTTCTTGATCAAGCGGCATGTGATCCTCCTTAAGCGCGAGAGATGCCACGCGGGTCTTGCACCACGGCTTCCACGCTGTCGTCGTTGATGATGCGGAACTCTCGCCCGTGAATCTTCACGCGAGTGCCCGTGTTGGGGCGCACCAGGACGAAGTCGCCCGGTTTACACGAGGGTCCACTGGGGAAGCGGCTCTTATCGCCGTAGGCGTCCGGCCCCATCTTCATCACAAACAGTACAGGGGACATGACTTCTTCGAAGTGCATGGTTTGCCCTGACTTGACGATCCCGCTCTCATACTCCTTCTCAATCTCTGGTAGCGCACAGAGCAGGTGGTAGGTTGAGGGATCGGGAAGTTGCTTGGCCTTCTCCTCTGCCGTCTCGGGCAGGGTGGTCGGCACCGCGTCTTCTCCGGTACTCAGGAGGATTTCACTCATCGTCGTTTTGCTCCATCTTTCGCACGAGGTCGGTGATAAACATGTGTGCGGTTGAGAGACCCCGGACCTCACCACACATACTGCGGTACTCGGCATAGTCCCGAGCCGCACCATCTACGAGGGCACGGGCGATGGACTC